TTAACGATTTCGTTCAGAAGCTTAAAGACCGAATGAAACCGAGAGAAAACCTTGTAGTATATGTTCACAATCTATCCTATGAATTTCAATTTCTTAGGGGAATATACCATTTCACATCTGATGAAGTTTTTGCATTAAAGAAACGTAAAGTTTTAAAATGTACTATGCACGGATTCTTAGAGTTCCGGTGTAGCTACATACATAGTAATATGTCACTGGCTGAATACACACGCAAAATGGAGGTGAGGCATCAAAAATTGGATGGGGAAGACTTCGACTATAACGAAGAAAGATACCCGTGGACAGTTTTAACACAAAGACAATTGGACTATTGTGTCAACGATGTTCTTGGTCTGGTTGAAGCAATAAAAAAGGAAATGCAAATTGATGGGGACAACCTTTACACAATCCCACTTACATCAACAGGTTATGTTCGCCGGGATGCGAAACAGGCAATGCGATTAGTTCGCTATGGATATGTGTCCAGCATGCTTCCAGACCTTGAGACATATAAAGCCTTAAGAGAAGCTTTCAGAGGTGGAAATACTCACGCCAACAGATTCTATTCGGACATGAAACTGGAAAACGTTCATTCCTTCGACCGTTCAAGCAGTTACCCCGATGTAATATGCAATTGTGAATACCCTATCAGTGCATTTTACCATGCAGGTTCTTGCACAGTAGAACAGCTCTTAGACCTGATAAACAGGCGACACAAAGCAGTTCTGATGCGAATAGGAATTGTCAATCCTAAACTAAAAGTTGGACAAGGCTGTCCCTACATAAGCAAGGATAAAAGCCGTATGATAAAGAACGGATTATACGACAATGGACGAGTCCTAGAAGCAGAGTATTTAGAGACAACAATAACAGATATAGACCTAAAAATAATCATGATAGAATATGATTTCGACGACCTGATTCCGCTGGACGTATATCATGCAAGATACGGGAAACTTCCGAAACCATTCATAGACCTGAACATATCATACTACAGGAGTAAGACAAGGCTTAAAGATGTTGAGGGAGAAGAGATATTCTACATGAAGTCAAAGAACAAGCTAAACGCGATATACGGTATGACAGCACAGGACCCTGTACGACAGGAGATAGAATTCATGGCTTCACAGGGCTTCACAGAACGAGCAGACGACATAGGAGAGCTTCTGGCAAGTTCAAACAAGAGAGCCTTTCTACCCTACCAATGGGGAGTCTGGACAACAGCACACGCCAGATGGAGACTTGAAGAAGGAATCCAGATAGCAGGAGAAGGCTTCGTCTACTGTGACACGGACAGCGTAAAATATATCGGACAAGCTGACTGGACAGCTTACAACGAGCTTCGCATTGCAGACAGCTTAGAGTCTGGCGCGTACGCAGAAGACCCGAATGGAAACGTTCACTATATGGGCGTATACGAATCAGAAGGCACCTATGAATACTTTAAAACACTAGGGGCAAAGAAATATGCCTATGTAAAGAATGGGCGCTTAACGGTCACAATAGCAGGAGTAAACAAGAAGAAGGGTTCCATTGAACTTGGAACCATAGATAAGTTCAAGGAAGGATTCATATTCTCCGACGCAGGCGGAACGGAGTCAGTCTACAACGATGAACCAGAAATAACATCCTATGAGATTGACGGAAAGATAATCGCCATCACGTCAAACGTTGTACTGAAAGATTCCACCTACACGCTAGGAGTGACAGCCGATTATCGAAGGCTTTTGGACGAGTCAAGAATCGCATAAATTTTAATAAAAGTGCTTGACAAATAGATACATATCATTTATAATAATAGTGTACTGGTAATATAGTTGATGCAAAGAAAGAGAGGGCAAAATGAACAGAGTAATTATTGTAGGAAGGTTAACACGCGAACCAGAAATCAGATATAGCGCAGGTGGTGACCCAATGGCAATTGCCAATTTCACACTGGCTGTTCCACGATGGAACGATGAAGAAGCAGATTTCATTCGCTGTGTAGCATTCGGAAAAAAAGGAGAGTTTGCCGAAAACTACCTGTTCAAAGGAACAAAAGTTATCCTTGAGGGACATATCGTAACAGGTAAGTATGAACACAAAGACGGATACACCGTATACACAACAGACGTTGTAGCAGACTCCATTGAGTTTGCAGAAAGCAAGAAGGACGAAGAAACAAGTAAACCAACAAACAGAACAAATCAGAGAAGGAGATAATCACTATGACTAAGAAAGAACAGGCAGTATTTGACAAGGTACAGAACAAATTAAATCAGGCAGTTGTAGCAAAAATGCTCGCAGGAGAAACAGTTGACGAGAAGTTAAAAGGAGCCGCAGAAATCATTAATGCACTCTCAGCAGAACTTGAAGCGGCAAGAGCGGACAAGCAGGAAGAAGCATAATAAAGATTAAGAGCCGCAAGGCTCTTTTTCTTTTATAGAAAAGGAGGAAACATGAATCTATATCTTGACAACGGATATGTAAATATAAGAGGAATTATTGAGCTAGGACTGCCATTCAATTTTATTGTCGGAGGACGAGGAACAGGAAAAACATATGGCGCGTTACAGGTTATGGAAGAGGATAGATATAAGTTCGTGTTCATGCGTCGAACACAGGCGCAAGCCGATATGATTAGCACTCCTGAGTATAACCCATACAAGAAATTAAACTTCGATAAAGGATGGAATATTGGATGCGCAAAGATAAATAAAATGACCAGCGGATTCTATGAGATGCAGAACATCAATGGAAAAATGAAGCCGGAAGGAGAACCAAAAGCAATCATTCTAGCCTTGTCAACCATCGCAAACATGAGAGGTTTTGATGCGAGCGATTACGAAATTCTTCTATATGACGAGTTCATTCCAGAGAGTCACGAACGCCCCATAAAAGAAGAAGGAAAAGCGTTTAAGAACGCCTATGAAACAATTAACAGAAACAGAGAATTAGAAGGCCATAAACCCGTTCAATGTATTTGTTTAGCAAACTCAAACACGATGACAAACGCTCTGTTTCTTGAATTAGGATTGGTCAAGAAAGCAGAAGAAATGCGAAGACGAGAACAAGAATATTCCATCATGAGAGAACGCGGCATAGGACTCTTTGTTTTGCGCGAAAGTGACATATCTGAAAAGAAAGCTGAGACGGCTTTATACAAGCTGGGAGGAAGCGACGAGTTCAACCGAATGGCATTATCGAACGAATTTGTAACAGACGAAATCGGAAGAATAAAAAGCAGGAATTTAGTCGAATATCGCGCCGTTGTAACAGTAGGAGAGATAACCATTTACAAGCACAAAAGCAAACCACTTTTGTATGTCTCCACACACCTTTCGGGAATGTGTCCACAATTCGGTTCTGGCGACATAGACAGGTCAAGATTCAAGAAAAAATTCTTCTGGTTATGGTCTTCATACATGAAGAATAATATCGAATTTGAAGAATATTTATGTGAAATTCTGTTTAACAAATATTTTGAATAAAATTTTCTGAAAATAAAGCTTGACAAAATTTTCCAAAAGTGGTATATTTATATAGAGGACTAGTGGTCAGACGCAAGCCCCGGAAGGGTTGACACATCGCGGCGGCGATAGGAAGCTAGTCCTCACTTCTAAATTGGGCGGAAAGAGAGGGTATATATGACATTAACCGAAATGACACAGTTGCTCGCGAATGGAGGAACATTGGCGGTGCTGATGTACTTTATGTTTGTAAAATCTGACGCGCAGTCACAGGCAATTGGAAAGCTTACAACGGCAGTTGAGAAGCTGAACATTCTCTTGCAGAGTAAGGAGGACGAAGGGTGAAAATTATGTTCGAAGACGTTACCGAAATGCCAGAAATCAGGGTAAATGGTAAAATCTACGCTCCTGTTTCAGAGGACAAGCCAGCAAAGAAAGTCACCCTATATGACATTATTGCAGGTAAACACGGGGCGAAAGAATGGGACGATGTAGTCGGAATGATACAGACATGGTATTACGGCTCGTACGTCAAAGCTTCATGGTGCGCAACTACAGTTTCATGGGCGGCCGCAAGCATGGGAATTTTAGACCAGATAGGCGGAAAAAATGAAAATGTATATCACATGATGAATGCATGTTCGGGAAGTGGAAAAGGAAAATTTTTCAGCAAGAAAGCAGGAAATATCCCAGCAAAAATTGAACAGGGAGACATCCTGTTTTATCTGTGGGAAGGCGACACAATGAAGGTTGATTCTTCAAAGCACGTCAGCGTTGCCGCAGAGACAACAAGCAGTAACCAGATATTGTCAGAAGGCGGAAACCAGAAGGACAAGATTTGCAGACTCTATTACGAAAAAGCAAAATTATACGCCGTATTCAGGCCAGATTATTAAGGAGGTAAACATGGATATTAAAGACATTATTGCTCTTGCTAATGCCGGATTCACGGCACAGCAGATTGCCACAATGGCAACCACTCCAGCACCAGCACCAGCACCTGCACCAGCGCCAGCACCAGCACCAGCACCTGCGCCAGCACCAGCACCAGCACCAGCACCAGCACCAGCACCAGCACCAGCACCAGCACCAGTCGACCCTATCATGGAACAGTTAAAGGCTCTCACCACGGCAGTTCAGACGAATGCCATTATCAACAGTCAGTTGCCGATTACACAGCCTGAGACACCGGAGGATATACTGGCAAGTATTATCAATCCCCCGTCAATCGTAAACAACAAGTAAGGAGGTAAACATGGCGGCAAACGATTTAAGTTTTAACCAGTTGTCAACAGTATTAAACAGTATTGTTGCACAGGCGACAGGAAAAACACCAATGGCGGTTACAAATACTTCGGACTTTATTTCAGTAGCGCAGACAGCGCTTAAGACTGGATATGACCCGGTGTTACAGTCAATATCACAGGTGTTATCAAGAACCATTTTTTCTACCAGACCATATTACAGAAAGTTTGGTGGTATTCAGGTAGATAACCAGAAGTGGGGAAACATCACAAGAAAGCTTAACATTTCTGACAAAGATTGGGAAAATGATGTACGCTTCGAACTGGTAGAAGGTGAGTCAGTAGACATGTATAAGGTCAATAAACCTAACATTTTACAGACAAATTTCTATGGGGCAAATGTGTATGAAAGAAGCTACACTATCTTCAAAGACCAGCTTGATTGTGCATTCTCTGGTCCAGATGAATTTGCAAGATTCTTAAGCATGGTGACAGGAAACTGCACCGACATGATTGAACAGGCTCATGAGAACCTTGCAAGAGCTACAGTGGCTAACTACATCGGAGGTAAAATTAAAGGTGATGCGGATAGTTGTATCCATCTTCTGACCGAGTATAACGCTCTTACAGGGCTTGCTCTTACGAAGGAAACTGTTTATCAGCCGGCTAACTATAAGCCGTTCATTGACTGGGTATATAGCCGTATCGCTACCCTGACAGAGCTTATGACAGAGAGGAGTCAGCTCTTCCATACAAACATCACTGGCAAGACGATTAACCGTCACACGCCGTTGCAGAGACAGAGGGTTTATTTATATGCTCCTGCAAGATTCAACATTGAGTCAATGTCTCTCGCAAATACATACAACTACAATTTCCTTAAGATGGCTTACAATGAAACTGTAAATTACTGGCAGTCAATCCAGAGTCCATCTAAGATTAATGTGAAACCGTCTTATTTACAGGCTGACGGAACGATTACTACACCGGAAACAGCTCTGGAACAGGATGATATCTTCGGTGTAATCTTCGATGAAGAAGCGCTCGGCTACACTGTAATGAACCAGTGGTCAGCTACTACACCGTTCAACGCAAAAGGTGGATATTCTAACGTATTCTTCCACTTTACAGACCGTTTCTGGAATGATTTTACAGAAAACGGATTGGTACTTTTACTAGACTAAGGGAGGTATTTAAATGGGCATATCAGTGAATATGTATACGTTTAGCAAATATGCTAACTCAACGGAACAGCCGACAGGAGCCGGGACAAGCTTTGATTGTGTACTGAAAGATACAAGTGGAGTAATTAACCCTACTATCGCGCTTAAACTTGATATGTCCTTTAATGTCTCCGCCTACAACTATGCCTATATCCCGGATTTTGAAAGATATTATTTCGTCCGTGAATGGACATGGGAACGCGGCCTTTGGGTTGCCAGTTTGGATGTAGATGTTCTTGCCACATACAAAGCGCAGATTGGCGTTTCAACTCAGTATGTGTTACGCAGTTCTCTTGCTTCAAACGGCAAAATACTTGATACTATTTATCCTACCACAAGTGACATCACGCATCAGCGTGTAGCTGTAGAACTTCCTTGGAAAGTTCATTTAGAAGATGGGTACTATGTGGTAGGTATAATAGGTGACGCGAATAACACGTTGGGAGCTGTAAACTATTATGCGTTTACGCAGTCAGAAATGAATGCCTTTAACAAGGCTTTGATGGCAAGCGCAGACTGGTTAAATGTGCCAACGGAGGAAATATCAACAGAGCTTTTAAAAGCTCTATACAACCCATATCAGTATGTTGTTAGCGCATTGTGGTTTCCGAGGGTAATACCGCTTACAGAAGCTCCGGCAGTTGCAAGTATTAATTTCGGTTGGTGGAGTATCACGGTTAAGTGTAGAAAGCTGAAAGCAACAGCTACATCATTCAGCGGTTCGATTAATATTCCGAAGCATCCACAAGCCGCAACGAGGGGAGAATATCTTAACCTTTCTCCGTACAGTAGATACACATTGAACTTCACTCCTTTTGGTTCTTTTCCATTAGATACAACGAAGCTTTCAGGGACAAGCATATTGAATTACACGGTGCTGATTGACTACATTAGTGGAACTGGACGTCTTAACATTGCCCCACAGTTTCCTGATGGAAATAGTCCGATTATTGAATCGGTCGAGGGAATGTGTTCAGTGCCTATACAGTTGGCACAGATTGCCAGAGATTACATAGGAACCACGGCTACTGCAATTGCTTCTGCCGGGGACGTGGTTAAAAGCGCAGTGACTGGAAACATTGGAGGGGCAATATCCAACTTTGCTTCTGGAATTGACAGTACTTTGAAAGCCGCCGCTCCGCAGTTAAGGACATCAGGTGGAAATGGTAATACATCTAACTTTATCACGGCTCCACAGTTATATTGCCAGTTCTTTAATCTGGTTCAGGAGTATAACGAGAAGTTGGGTAGACCGCTTTGTGAAGCAAGAGTTATCAATACAATACCGGGGTATATTATGTGCATGGATGCAGACGTTAAAACAGCTTCTACACAGACGGAGAATGAAAGAATCAAGGAGTACATGGAAGGGGGATTTTATTACGGCTAGTTGGCACGCTAAGAAGACCGGAGGATACTCAAGAACTTCTATAGAAGCAATCGATAATGCGAACATGATATACGCAGTTTTATACAATAAAGGCTGGACACTTAACGCAATATGCGGAGTGCTGGGAAACATGGGAGCGGAGAGCGGATACAATCCGTGGAGATGGCAGAATGATAAGATAGGAGTCTCTACAGGCTCTCCATGGACGAACAAAGGTTATGGACTGGTCCAGTTCACGCCGGGTGGGAAATACATAAATGATTCTAGGGCAAAAGCAATTCCCGGATATGGACCAAACTTTTCAGATAAAGTGGGAAATATAGCAGATGGAAATGCACAGATATTGTTTGTGGATTCTTATGCCGATTACTATCCTACAGGCTCGTATCCGATGAGCTTTGCAGAGTTTAAGAAAAGCACGAGCGACCCCGGAACATTGGCTAAAGCATGGTTGTATAATTACGAAAGACCAGCAGACCCCGGAGCTACAGAGTCGGCAAGAGCTGAGAATGGAAGGTATTGGTTTCAGGTGTTAAGCGGAGAAATTCCTCCTGACCCTCCAGACCCTCCGGGACCATATGGACATCTTGAAATATGGATGTATTTTAAATTAAAAGAAAGGAGGTAAACAGATGCAAGCACCTATGTTTTATGACCACATAAATGCAAAGGAATCGATGGTTAGCCCTAGCACAATGAAGGTTCACAATACTGGGCTTTACAGGCAGTTCCAAAGATATCTATTGCAAGAAGCTATGTCTCCTTTCAAATTCACTTTCCCTAATACATGGGCTAAAGATTATGTACTGTATGTGCTTTATTTATGGGGATATTTCGCAATCTTTAACACGGACAAGTTCGGGATAATTCCCCAGCAGTGCGGTCTTTATGGATATGATGTTTTCTACAGACCGACGCATTGTATCATTACGAATCCGTTGTTCAGAGAGACTTATTATCCTAAGATTGGTAAGGACTGTACACTGATTAAATTACAACCTGACTATGGCGGAATTATGGACATCGTTTCATACTATGCGGAAATGATGGCTCTGTGTTCTGAAAGTGTCGCTGTTAACCTTGTAAACTCAAAGCTTTCTTATGTGTTCTTTGCACAAGGAACAAAAGAAGGCGAAGAGGTTAAGAAGATATATGACCAAGTAGGAGCCGGGGAACCTTGCGTTGTTGTAGATAAGAAATTCAGGGGTGAAGATGGAACTCTTGCATGGGAAATGTTCGACCGGAATGTGAAGAACAACTATATTGCCAGCGATATACTGAGCGATATGAAAAAGATTAAGGCAATGTTCGACACAGAGATTGGTATTCCTAACACGAATACTGACAAGAAGGAGAGAATGATTACCAGTGAAGTACTGAGTAACAACGTGGAGACTCTGAGTAAATGCGAGCTTTGGCTGGAAGAATTACAGGAAAGATTTGAAGAAGCTAGGAACATGTTTGGCTTTACTAAAGAAGAGCTGAATGTGGAATGGAGATTCGACTTGACGAAAGGGGGTAACATGGATGAGAGCGTCGCTGTCAATATTGGGGCTGTACCAAAGGGACCCGACTCTGTTTGACGAGTTGGAGTTGCCGGGAGATATGAATAAGGATGTACTGATAGATAGTATTTTATATGAAGCGGCGTCGCTTGAAGCCTATTACCCGGACCCTAATTTCATGAAATTTATGATTGGACGTTGGTCGTTTATGAATCAGAGTATCTGGCAGAAACTCTATGACACAACTGTTCTGGAATACAATCCAATTTACAACTATGACAGAACGGAAGAGTGGACAGAGAATGAGAAAATGCTGGATAGCAGAACAGCCGCTGGTAATGAACTTGAGACTCGTAACTTGAAATCCGGGGAGACATCTAGGACAGATTCAAATGGGGATGTTACAACTACGGGAACTATGAAAACAGAGTTGAACGTGTCGGGGTATAATGAAGTAACGTTTACTCCTAGTGAAGAAACAATTGAAACTCCCGATACTATGACATCCAATAATGTAATAGTTGATGGGACTAGAGATTCTACCGATACTGGAACAGTGTCTATTGACAAAAAAGATACTGAAAGCTTGGACAGAAAAAGAGATAATTTGAGAACTGGAAGAGCTTTTGGTAACATCGGTGTTACTACCACACAGCAGATGATACAACAGGAAAGAGAGACGGTTTTGTTCAATATGTACAAGGTTATTACCGATTCCTTTGTTGACAGATTTTGCTTGATGGTTTACACATAAGGAGGTGAAACAATGGGATTATGGCAACAGTTTCCCTATCCTGATTATCACAATCTGAACCTTGACTGGATGATTACGGAAGTACAGGAAGTTAGGGTTAAGGTAGACGGACTTGTTTCAGAAGTTCAGGCAATGATTGATGGTGCTGAAAAGAAATTCGAAGCACAGTTTCAGGCGTTCAGGAACGAGATTAATCAGACGATTACGGCGCTGAATATTAGGCTGGATGCGTTTGAGAAAATGATTCAGAAACAATTCGCAGATTATCAGGTGAAACTTGATGCGCAGATTGCAAAAGCTATGCAGGATATACAGGCATTACTAGACAAGTTTCAGGGTGAAATCAACGGACAGTTACAGTTGATGCGCGAAATGATTCGCAACAGCGAAGCAAGCACAAGAGCTTATGTAGATGCAGAGATTCAGAAGGTAATCGATATGATTCCCGAGATTACAAGTGTCTATGTAAGAAATCCGATTACTGGAAAGATTCAGCCGATACAGGAAGCACTCGATTCGATGAACAATTATTACAGGTATTTTGGATTGAATTGTTTGGAGTACGAATCTAGAAACTGGACGGCAAAAGAGTATGAAGATTTGAACATGACAGCAGTATTTTATGACTTCTACTCTAAGGAAAGATTCGCATGGATATCGCCGTTTACGGGCGAGTGGTTCAGCACATATGACTGGCTTAATATGCTTACAAGTTTCCACAAAGAGAACGGATTGACCGCAACCGAATATGACGCTATTATGATTACTGCACAGGCTTATGATGCATTAATGATTAGCGCATACAACTATGATTTTCAGGGCAAAAACCTTGTTCATACAAGGTAAGGAGGATAATATATGAGCGCAACAAATAAGACTTTAAATTATGAATTACCGATTTTTATTGACACAGACAAACCGTCATGGCTGGGAGATTGGAACGGTGCAATGACGAAGATTGACAACTCTATCAAGACTATTGATGGGGTTGCTGAATCAGGTGTTGCAGTGGCGAATGAAGCATTGACAACTGCCGAGGGCGCCGTAACGACTGCTAATAATGCGCTAACTGCATCGGGTGAAGCAAAAACGGAAGCTACTGCCGCTAAGACGCTGGCAAATAATGCTTACACATTGGCTGGCGATGCTCAGGTTAACTCAAATATCGCTATTGCGGATAGTACGAAAAATAAACAGAATATTCAGGCGATTGATGATAAGTTGTCGGTGACACAAGTATTTCTGACGAAAACAGCAGGTGTTTTGTATGACTCTTATGCTTTTATATCTAGATTTATAACTAAGTTTGGGTTTCAGTTTTCTACTACAAGTTTAAAAACTATGGAGCATGATTTTGTGCAAGTATCTGCTGGAAACTATTGGAAAATACCATTTTGTACTTATGCAGGAAATCCTTTTGGCCTTCCCGTGTGCCCTTCAGGGAATTCAACTAATTTGATAATTTTGAACAATCTGCCTGTCTGGATTTCTTCAGAAATGGACTATTTAAGAACTATGATGTATTTTGACGGTGTTAATACGAATTTCGGAATTTGGATTGAGGAGGAGAAGGCGCAGAAAATTACAAACATTTCGTGTTTTGGAGACGCTATTTATTTACCTTCCGGCAAACTAGTTCCTCCTTTAACTAAGAATTTCATTCTAACATGTGATGCCGGCGTTTGCAGAGCATAATTATTATAGGGCGTGCTGTTATGCGCGCCCTTTTCTTCGAACCAATTCCAATTCTTTACTTGCCATCTTCATTACCTCCTCCATTTATTAT